CCCAGTCGGCGCGATTGGTGACGTGCTCAACGTGGTTCCACCAAAGATCAGGGTTGTGACCGGCGGCCTTGGCCAGTCGCCGGTCACGGCTTACCCACCCAGGGCCACCGTTGTAGCCACTCAGGGTGAAAGCCCAGCGGTCGCATTCAGGCATGTCCCGCGCGTACCACGGCTTTACGCGCTCCATGATGTGGCGGTCGTAACGGACCATCGCTCGCATTGCCCAGCCGGGGGAGTACGGCGCGGTCTGGCCAAGGTCGGGGTAGATTTCAGAGATCCAGGTGGCGGTGGCCGGCATGAACTGGGCCATGCCTTGAGCACCAACGGGGCTGTCCACGCCGGGGCGCCATCCGCTTTCCTGGTGGATCTGCGCAGCATGTATTGCCACGGAGCCATTCAGGCCTTGCTCCTGTTGAACGATACGTGTCAGCTCACGCTGGTAGCGGTCGGCGGTATCCGGAACCTGCTGGGCATTCGCCGGGGCGCAGGACAACAGCAGCATCGGCAGCATCAACACCAGGAACAAACGCATGGTCAGACCCCCAACCCAAGGGCAAGGATGGCTGCGGCCATGATGAGTGATCGGCGAATCATGCTGCCGATGATCAGTAATGCCGTCTCAAGGTCTTCGTGTCTGATATCGCCGGGACGGCCGTAGTAGAAGATCGTGCGGTCAATCCAGTAGCCAAGGTAGGCACCGGCTGACAGTTTGGTCAGGCTCCAGAGAAGGACGCCCAACTGGTGTGGGTACAGGAAGCCGACGATGGCAGCCATCACGATAGTGAAGATCAGCCAGGGGCCAGCGCGGAATTTGTCGAGAAAGGTTTGTTTATCCATGGCCGCAGATTAGCGGCGGGGAGGGTCAGGTTTAGGCCTGAAGCCCTTCAGGGGCGGCGGCCCACCCCTGAAAGACGAATGTCCAAAGATTACTCAGGACGCCAGCACATGGCAAGTACTACAGATTAAGCAGCGCCTAATCCGGCTGTAAAACGCGGTCAACATGTTCAAGCACTCGCTCTGTATCCCGGTCCAGGATGTTGAGCAGGACGGTGAATTTGTCGCGGTCTACCGCGTGCAGGTCGCTGCCTGGTGTAACCAGATCGGTCACCGCACTACGGCCGGCCTGCAGCTCGCGCAGCTGGTCCACCAGTTCCCGAAGGGTTGGGTTCTTTGGCATAGACTTCTCCTGTGGTTGGCGATTTAAAAGATGATAGTGCGTTTTTTCAGAATCGTAATGGGGAATATTCTAAACCCTTCAAATGCTGAAAATTCGCGCTGTACCCATCTCTCTTTCGGTATTTCAAAAATTAGGATACAGCCGATTTTCAAACTGCAACCTCAGGAGTAGACACTTGGCATTGCGAAAAGAAAGGAAGTTTTCTGATCGGTTGTTTTGATTCTATTGAACTTGCTCATCCCAAGCTTTTTCTAATGGTATAAGCTTTTTCTCTCTACGCCCCGTCGGAAGCCCCTTGTCGCTCATGAGTACAGGAGCAAGGCTGTCCTGGACCCCGGACGCTTCCATTTTCTTGAGCTCAAATTCGGTTACCTTCCTGATCCGACATTTACAGTAGGCGTCCAACCTAACCGGGTTGTCTTGGAACACCGGATCACCTGCCAAGTATATTCTCGCTCTCAGGTCTGCATGTCTGGAGCAAGGTTCTTTGGTTGGCCCGAGGGCGAACATGGCGTAAGGCATAATTTCTGGATTCTCGGCCTTGTTGACTCGCTGATGAAAATGAATTTCGTCAGGTTTGTTGGCGGGATCTCTCGGCTTTATCAACTTCGATAGCAGATAAACTACCGTGAAAATCATAACGAGCGAAACGACGAACCAAACCATAGCTTACCCCTTTGGAAAAGCCTTTGAGTTTAGCCTTTCTGGCGCAAAGTATTGAGCCTATGCCGCCAGTCGTCTCTGTCATCCTTGTCTTCAATCGTGGTCAACCAGTGCCGGATCCACTGCGGGTGGCGGTTCCGCACCATGAGCCATGCTTCGAGCCAGCGCTTCTTTTCGCGCTGGATATCGGCCCGGGCCTCCGCTGATTGGCTGGCCAGGTTATGGCTCACTGGGCCTCACCTTCACTGAACATGTCCGCCTGCCGATCATCGGGGATGCCTTCGGAAAGGATCTCCCACACCCTGCGCTCAGTCAGGCGGTACCGGCGGGCAAGTACTCGGGCAGAGTCGCCGTCCGCGTGCTCCTGGCGCATGTTCTGGTTACGCACGGCCATAATGGCGGCCTTGGCGTTTGGCACGTCCAGTCGCTCCTGGGCGTAGTGGTGGGAGAGTTTGCGGGCGGTATCCAATCCCAGCAGTTCTGCCAGTGGGTGGTCCTCCGGCATCTTCGTGGGCACCGTCAGCCGCACGCCACCGTATTCGCTGACAAGGCTTTGCGCTGCCTGCAGGCCGATCACGTCGACCAATTCGCACAGGGATGGCGGTAGGTAGTCGGTGTCCCAGGTGGTCATATCAGCCTCCGGTTTTCCGATTGGTGGTGAACTGGTCCGGGTCGATGCCCCGTTTTTTCATGTCACGGCGCCAGGCGGCCTGCGCTTGCTCTGCTGTTTCTTCCAGGCCCTGTTTCTTTTCGATCACGTTTGGCCGGTGGTTGTCGGCCTCGGCCGCTGGCTTCCGGGCTTCGGGTGCCACGGTGGCCAGCACCTGCTTCAGATAGTTGTGATTCTTCAGGGGCTGGACCTGACCCTTGGTGCGCTTGTCGTGAATGCTGCGGATGGTGTCCTGCAGGGCAGCGACCAGGCTGTCACGGTCTGCCAGTTCCAGGGTTTCCTGGGCAAGCCGCAACGCCCGGGCGTTGCTTAGATCCGACTTGGCCGGGCGGAACAGGCCCAGGTATTGAACCAGCGGCCGGGCCAGCGGTCGCCCAAGGCCAGCCAGAAGGCCCAGAAGTTCACTGCCGGCGTCGTCCTGGATCAACGCTTCCAGCTGGATGTGGCTGTGGCAGATGGGGCAGCGGCCTAACTTCATTGGCTTCCACCCTCCCGGTGCGCTTCAAGCCACGCGTCCGGCAGCATGTAGTGGTTGCATAGGCTGACCAGGACCTTCCGGGTCCTGCGCCAGTTCTTGGGCAGCTCAGGGTGCAGCCTGTCGATATCGGCCAGCGACATGGCCCGTGCCTTCATAGCTGTTTCCAGCGAGCCCAGCAGCCGGCGCTTCTCCAGCTCCACGTCCAGGGCCGCGATCAAAGCACGCAGGTGCTCGGGCTTTTTCAGCCAGGCCACTTTGGCAATGCCGGTCTGCTGCTTTGCGATCGCATCGGCGTAGCTCCAGGGCGCTTTCATCTCAGCCAGCAGAGCCTCCACCTTCTGAAGCATGGGCTCCCGCCCCAGGTTGTGGGGTGTGCCCGGGTGCTGCGCCACGCGCTTCTTTGGCCGGGCCTTGAAGCCGCGATCTTTCATGTGTTGCAGCACCTGGTAAAGCTCCGCCACGTTGCAGTCTGAACAGGAACGCTTGCCGCCGGTGACGGTGGCCAGCATCTGGCGGTAGGTGTCTTCGTCCAGAGCCAGCTGCTTGCGGGCGATGTGGATCTGGGCCTGGACCTTTTTGCGGTTGTCGTGTTTCATACTCCGTCTCCGTGTCGCATTGCGTTGCACCAGCCGCCGCAAGGCCTACCTTTCTGGCCTTCCTCGTGGCAGACAAAGAGCGCTCGACTCTCGACAGCAGCCTTGAAATCCCGCCGCGTGTGAAGGCTCACGGACGCTTCGCTGCCTTTTTGGGCTGCACACCCGGAACACATTGGCACCGCCTGGGCTTTGGCTTCATCGAGTTGCTGGCAAGTCAGCTGCCTCAACGGTTTAGGCGTATAACTCAGGCAAGTTACGCCAGCGCCCGGATCAGTAACCCAGCCACCTTGGGGCCATTCACCGCCTTCTTTCATTTCGATCATTCCTTCCACAACCTCGCAACCGCCGGCATTTGCACAGTGGCCGCATAGCATTACCCAGATCTCTGGCCACTCATCCACTGTCGGTTCGTAGGGCGCGCGCTGCGGACTCACTGTTGGACCTCCTCGGTTTGGTTCAAAATCTCCAGATCCGGGAAGTGCTTTTTGAGGTGTGCTACGGCGGAGCGCTCAGTTCCGAACTCCGGAAGGAAGCAAATAACGCGAGGCTTCACCATCTCTTCCGCCTTCTTCTTCCCATAGATTTTTCTAAGGTTCGGCAACTGCTTCCTACTCCATACGGCGCTCTTCGTCGGTCGGAAAAACCTACCCTCCGGGAACGCAGGCTTACCCTCTTCAGCTCGCGTCCACTCTCCTTTGACATAGCCATCCACATATACAGAGACGAACACGCGTTTACTGTCGTGGACTTTGTAGAGGCTGACTTCATGACCATCCGCCAGAAGCTTTACGTATCCGCCCAGGTGCTCCAGGCGGCTTTTGATCTCGTCCCATTTACTCATCGTCGCTTTTCTCCTCTGCGGGGGATTCTTCATAAGCGATAACGACAGCCACGTTGACCAGCTTTGCGCCCGTACTGGCACCGAGAATTCCGAAAAATCCGAAAACCCAGGCAACT